AGTAAGACAGGTGAGAGGTATTTGCCGGAAGCTGCCATTAAGGCTCTTACTCCTTCTGAGTATGCTGCGACGACGAAGGCTAAACGTGCAGGTAAGGCAAAGGGGAAGCAGTTTGTAAAACAGCCTCCCAAGATTGCTGCTAAGACATCCAGCTATAGGTGATTGACCATGAAGGCTCAGAAGAAGATCAGCAAGGTGATGCGCGAGTTTAAAGCTGGCACCTTGAATACGGGCAGTAAGAAGGGTCCTGTGGTAAAGAACCCTAAACAAGCAATCGCCATTGCCTTATCACAGGCTGGTATGTCGAAGAAGCGGAGTAAGTAAGATGGCGTTAACACCTTTTGAACAAGAGTTTAAGTCGCAAAGAGAACTGTTGGGTCCGGGAAAAACCTTTACCTTTAAGGGTAAAGAGTATTCAACCGATTACGCTAAACCCAAGACCACATCTAACCGTGGCGGTGCGCGGATGAAGAGTGGCACAGACGTTATGGACACTCTTCCGAAGGTTGGGAAAGTGGATCGTAGTGAACTTGAGGATTACGATATTACGCCAAAACAGAAAATAGGGTTTAAGGCTGAAGATATGGGTATGGGTCAATACTCCATGCCAAAGGGAAGTAGTTTTATTCCCGGGAAAACGGATAAACCGCAGTCTAAACTTCCCGGAAGATTTCCAACAAAAGAGCAGTCTGCTATTGAACCCGCAGATAAGTCAGACACTCGGACAATCCCACAGAAAATTAGTGAGTCTCTTTATCCCGAGGGTGCTTATAAGTTGAAGGATATGAAGTTTACGGGGGAGAAGCCGGTAAGCAAAGCTAAAGGTGGCTTAGTAACAGCCAAGCGTTCGTCAAAGCGTGGTTGTGGCGTTGCTACCAAGGGGTTTGGTAGAGCAGGGGGACGTTGAGATGATGAACCGTACTCGCAAATACGCTGATGGGGGTGCGGTTGGGGCTGCTCCTCCGATTGGTATGGCAAGTCTTGGGACAGCACAGGCACCTGCTCCTGCTGCGCCACAGGCATCCCCATATGCTTCCCCGTCTGATTACGGGATGCAGGGGAATGCTTTTGGTCAGCCGCAGGGATCGACACAGCAGAACAATCCTGCTCTTGTCGGCATGAACAAGACAACCGGGCAGATGGGTGCTACTGCTGGATTTGCCAAGGGCGGTCTTGTGAAGCCTATGAAACCGATGCGTGTACACAGCAGAACAATCCTGCTCTTGTCGGCATGAACAAGACAACCGGGCAGATGGGTGCTACTGCTGGATTTGCCAAGGGCGGTCTTGTGAAGCCTATGAAACCGATGCGTGTAATGAAGCGCATGAGGGTCATGGGCGAAGGCAAGGCAAAGAAGATGAGTAAGGGCGGCTCTGTTGTGAGCCGTGGCAGCGGGATAGTGATTCGTATGAAACCTTGCAAGATGAGTTGATATGACAGTTTCTGGCACGAAGACATTTGAGTTAGATGTAGCCGACTACATCGAAGAGGCGTTTGAGCGTTGTGGCATTGAGATCCGCACAGGATACGACCAGCGCACGGCTCGCCGTAGCTTGAATTTGCTTCTTGCTGAGTGGGCAAACCGTGGTTTGAACCAGTGGACGATTGTCCAAGAAGAGATTGCACTCAACGCAAACAATGAGACATACACGCTGACAGCGAGTGTGATTGACATCATCACTGCCGTTGTCAGAAGTGACTCAGGAGTTGGAACTGCGTCACAGTCTGATCTCACAATCGACCGGATCAGCCGCGAGATCTATCAGAACATCCCGAACAAGCTGAGTATTGGTCGTCCTGTACAGTATTTCGTGGACCGCAAGATTGTTCCTGTTGTGTATGTCTGGCCAAAACCTGACACAAACTACACTCTGGTGGTCGATAAGCTGGTGCGATTGGACGATGCTGCGTCTGGCGTGAACACCATGCAGATCCCGTTTCGTTTTTATCCGTGTCTTGCTGCCGGATTGGCGTACTACATTGCAATCAAGAAGGCTCCCGACCGCATCCAGATGCTGAAGGCGATCTACGAGGAAGAGTTTGAACGTGCTGCCACAGAAGATCGTGATCGGGCATCTTTGAGATTGACGCCTTCTCGGTCCAACTATCGGCTGGGGTAACCCATGGGCCTTTTTGCAAACGGTAAATATGCCATTGCGATCTGCGACAGGTGCGGGTTTCAATATGACTATCACCTGCTTGCGAAGGAATGGAATGGTCTCAGGACTTGCACTGAGTGCTGGGAGCCGAAGCATCCTCAGTTAGACCCGATCTTTCCGCCACCTGAGCCACAGGCGTTGGTTGCACCGAGACCATCTCGTATTGAGCCGATGGATGTTCCCGTTGGTACTGACATTTTCCCGTTTATAGAGTACAACCTGTTGCAGGGGATTACGCAAGTTGGTGTTGTCGAGGTGCTGGTTACGAGTGACGTTTCTGTATCCGCTGAAGGGTCACAGGCACTTGGTGAGTTGACAGAAGTTACGGTGGAGATACTCTGATGGGCTGGACATACGCTACGTTGGTGCAAGCCATCAAGGACTACACGGAGTACGACGAGACGACGTTCTCGGCGAACATCGACAACTTTATCCAGAGTGCTGAAGAGCGCATCTTCTATGCTGTTGATCTTGAGGACTTCAGGAAGAATGCCACTGGCACAATGACCTCCGGGTATAAGTATCTGACAGCCCCGACAGATTTTCTGGCACCATTCAGCTTGATGATCACGTCGTCTGGATCGAAGGTCATCCTGTTGAACAAGGACGTGGAGTACCTACAGGAGTATAACCCGACCGAAGCAACGGGTATTCCGAAGTACTACGCCTTGTTTGACAAGGACAACTTCCTGATCGCTCCGGTGCCAAACGCCGCGTTTGCTGCCGAGATCCATTATTACTACAAGCCAGCCAGCATCACGACGGGTGCAACCACATGGCTTGGCGACAATGCTGTTGAAGCCCTTTTGTATGGGTCTCTGGTAGAGGCTTATACGTTCATGAAGGGTGAGAACGAACTCCTCAACACGTACAATCAACGGTTCATTGAGGCTCTTACCCGTCTCAAGAACTACGGTGAAGGTCGTGAGAACGATGACGCTTATCGTGATGGTCTTATCAGAGTGAAGGCTAATTGATGTTTACGCCAGCAATGCAATCCGGAACATTTACAGTTGATGTAGCTACGTCGAACAATGGCGGTCATCCGCCGGAGTTCTGGGCGGAACAGGCATCAAAGAGGATTGTTGATGTCTCAGCCAATGCTCCGGATGTAATCCGAGGTCAAGCAATAGCATTTCAAAATCAGGTAGAACAGGTTATACTGCACTACATGAAACGTGCTATACAATGCGACAGATCCACGGTCAGTCATCTGGTGACAGAAGCTGGTCAACCACAATTAGCTGAACTTATAAGGAGGCCGTGATGGCATTTACTGGAAATTTCATGACAACATCGTTCAAGACTGAACTCTTGAGCGGTATCCACGCAATCGGCACAACGGTTGTCCGTGCTGCAACAACTGCCGACACATTCAAGTTGGCACTGTACACGGATGCGGCAACCCTTACCGCAGCAACTACAGCGTACACAACGTCTGGCGAAACGACCAATACGACGGGTTCTGCGTATGTTGCTGGTGGCAACACGCTGACATCTGGCACAACGTCGTCTTCTGGCACGACAGCTTTTGCGGACTTCGCTGATTCCTCTTGGACCACGGCGTCGTTTACTGCTCGCGGTGCGCTGCTGTACAACTCAACACAGGGCAACAAGTCTGTTGTTGTGTTGGACTTTGGTTCGGATAAAACGGCATCAGCAGGTACATTTACCGTTATCTTCCCAACAAACGATGCTTCCAGTGCCATTATTCGCATAGCGTGATGAGTAATGACCGATGCAGTCGTAGCCTTTGAAGGATGGTCTAGATCCCAAGGATGGGGTCTGGGTGCGTTTGGCACGGGTGCGATTGATATTGGGGTTGCAACTGGACAGGTTGGTTCTCTTTCTGTCACGGCTGACGCCAATGTAAACCTTACGGGTGTAT